CGTTACCTCGATGATTGAGGTCAAGGGGGCGGGTGGTCTGTCCGACAGCATCCAGCCGTTCAACGGCTTCTCGGTCGGCAATGATGTGAAGGAGGCGCTGGCCCTCGAGAAGTCGGCGTTTGAGGATGCGTCCGGATACAACGCCGTCTCGCGTGGGCAAATCACTGGCGAGTCGGGCCGCGCTATCATTGCCAGCCGCGAGCAGTTGGAGCGCGTGTTTGCGCCGCCCGTGCAGGCGCTGGCCCATTCGTTTACCGAGTGGTGCAAGGTGGCGCTGGCAATTATGGCGTGGGGTTATGACCTCCCGCGCTCGCTGGGTACGGTCGGGCGCTCGCGTCCGGACCTTGCGCGTGACATCACCGGGCAGGACTTGGACGGCTCGATTGATGTGAAGGTCGAGGCCGCGACCATGATGCCCATGCCGCTCAGCTTCCGGCTCTACATGCTGGATAACTGGGTGCAGTCGGGTGTGATTGACATGAAGGAATATCGGCGCCGTCAGATGTTCGCGGTCACTCGCGACCTCTCGACGCCGGATGAAGACCAAGAGGCACGCGCCCGTCGCGTGACGGATGCCATGCTTCGCGGCTTGGATGTCCCTCCGATTCGCTGGCAGGATAACGAGGCCATCCATCAAGATGTGCTGGAGCGTGACATCATCCTCCAAGACGACCTCCCGCAAGACGTTATTGCGGCGGCGGAGGAGCGGTGGATGGCGCTGGCCCAGCAGGCACAACAGAAGGTCATGCAACAGCAGGGTCCAATGCCGGGCATGCCGGGTGGTATGCCTGAAGGCGGACAGGGCGAAGCAGGTGCGGCCCTTGATAACGCATCTGCCCTCCCACAAGGTCAAGTCCCGCTTGCCGCCGCTAACCCGCCGGTCGGGGCCGCTCAGATGGTTTCACAGATTCTGAGTGGGTCGCCCGATTCCGAACAGGTCGCACGGCTCCGCGAGACCCAGACCATTTCGTAAGGATGCGTCATGGCACAGTTTGAGGACCCCATTACGTCGGAGATTGACACCGTCACCGCCGATGTGATGAAACAGTTCATCCCGCAGGATGACACTGAGACCCCCGAGCCCGATACACCTGAGGTCGCAGAAGAGGAATCTTCCGACGAGCCTGAAGGTGCCGAGACGGAGGCAGAGCCATCTGAGGAGTCAGCCGAAGAGTCCGACGAGGCCGAAGAGGCCGAAGAAGGCGACGAGGAAGAGGCCGCAGATGAGGTGGCATTGCCCGATGGCATGGTGGCAGTCAAGGTCATTGACGACAAGCTGGTGACCGAGTTTGTCGTGAAGGACCACGAGGGAGAGGAGGTTGAACCTCCGGCCCTCATGATTGAGTACAAGGCCAATGGGAAGGTGCGGAAGGACCGTTTGGACCAAGTCGTCAAGCTGGCCCAATTCGGAGTGTACAATCAAGAGCGCGAGCAGAACCTGCTAGCCCAGCAGGAGGAGATGACCAAGGAGGTCGAGTCTATCGCCGAGCAACTGACGGTCCGCGAGGACCAGATTCGCCAGTTGCTGGAGGATGAGGATGCGTACCTCAAGGTCCGCGAGCGTTACTTGCAAGAGAATGCCCCAGAAAAGCGCGTCCAGCGTGCGGAGTCCGAGGTCAAGGAACTTCGGAATAAGCAGGTGGAAGAGCGCCGGATGGTGCAGGCAGAGCAGTTCTACACCGGCACGGTGGTTCCGTCGCTTGAGCAGATTGCGTCGGAGTACCCCGAGGTCGAGTTGGAAGAGGTCTCTGCACAGTTCAGTGCGGCGCTAGTCCCGGTCATGAAGAACGGGGTCGTGCCGCCGGAGATGTACCCGCAGATTGAGCAGTACATCGAGACGGTCTTGCGGGAATGGGCAGAACAGAAGCACACCGCCCGGGTCGCTCGCTATCAAGGCGAGAAGGCCAAGGCGGAGAAGGAGGCTGAAGCCGCAAAGGTAGCGGCGGCAAAGGCCAAGCGTAGCGCGGCATCGGCGGTGCGACCGGCAGTTCGGTCGGGCGCCAGTGCCAGCAAGTCCACTACTAAACCCAAAGCCAGCATGTCCGTTGAGGACGCCGAGGAAGATGCGTTGAACTCGGTGCTGGCCTCACTTTCTAGGTAATCAACAATGCCTGCTCCAGTTGTTATTTCTGACAGCGAGCTTACTGGCCTCCTCAAGAACGTCTATAGCCAGTACCGTGTGAAGGTCCAGAACCTCGTCACCCCGCTTCTTGCCCAGCTTCAGACCGCCAAGGCGGGTGGGCCGCGCAACATGCGGTGGGGTGGTAACGGGGTGTTCTTCGATGTGGTCGTCGGGCGTCCGGCGGGTGCCGTGTTCTCCACCAACGGCTATTTCCCGGCTGACACCACCGCCACTGAACGGCAGGCCAACGTCGGCGTGGTTCGTGCGTACACGACCCGTCAGATTGACGGCCTTGCCTTCGCTGGCACCAAGTCGAAGGAAGCGGCCTTCGAGACCATCGCCAAGAAGACGATGGAGGAAATCCGTGAGGCGTCGAGCCAGCTTATGCAGCAGGCGCTCCACAACAAGCCGGACGGCGTCATGGCCCTCATCGGGACCTCAGGCGTCACCAGCACCACCGAGATTGTCGTCACCTCGCCTTACGGCGTGTCTGGCGCTGGTCAGGGTGGCCTGCTCCTCACCATCGGCGACAGCATCGCGGTCCTCAACGGGTCCACGAACGCCGTCCGTGGTCGGGCGCAGATTACGAACCTCACCAACTCGGGCGACAACGCGACCCTGACCCTCGGGACCGCGATTGCCTCGATGGCTGATGCGGACAAGATTGTCAAGCTCACCTCGAACACGGCGGATGCCTATTCGACGAGCTACGCCATGAACGGCCTCATCAACATCACCAACCGTGGCGGGTCGTTTGCTGACCTCCATGGCATCTCGGCCTCGTCCTACCCCATCTGGAATGCGGTGCAGATGGTGGCGGGCACGGATACGCCGGATGTGAACCAGCCGACTGAGTCGGACATCTGGGACCTCATCCAGCTTATCTCGGCGCGGTCGGGCAAGGACGCTTCCAAGCGTCCGGGCGAGTTCCTGCTCATGACGACCCCGGGCATCGCGAAGAAGCTCATGGAGTCGATGGTCGCTCAGCGCCGCTTCACCGCTGGCGAGGTGTCGACCGTGCTCAAGGGCGGGTACAAGGCGGTCGAGATTTGCGGCATCGCCTGCGTTACCGACCCCTACGTCCCGGCGGGCACCATCTACCTCATCCACGTGCCGTCCCTTTCGTGGGTCGACGCGAAGGATTGGGGCTACGTGGAGTTCGAGGGCGCTGGGCCGTGGCGCTGGTTGCAGGGCCGCGACGCCTTCGAGACGACCTACTCGTTCTACGGGAATCTGGCGTGCCTCCAGCGTAACTCGCATGGGAGCATCACCGGGTACACCGACACGAAGCGCTACACCCACGTTGTCTAACCTCTGACCGTGCGGGGTGGGGCTTCGGCCCCACCCCCCATGGAGGACTCTCATGGCTTTCAATTTCTTCAGCCCAAAGCCCGGGCGGTTTGGCGTAGCCTCGACGCTTCTTGTCGGGCGGTGCGCCACCACCATGGCGAACGGCGTCATCTACAACTTTGGCTCGCACCCGGCGAAGTGCCTTATCAATCAGGCCGTGGTTTCTGCCGGGACGGTGCCGGTCTCTAACGCCGGGTCCATCACCGGCGTGCTCCAGAAGTACGACGCCTCCGCGAATGCGGCGGTGACGCTGACGGCAAGCACGAACCTCGAGACGCTCGTCGCGCACGAGGGGCGGAACATTGCCCTTCTGTCGACCCTGACGGACGCCCAGAAGACCCTCGACACTGGTGACACCCTGCGGTTCGTCATCACCAGCGGCACGATTGATACCCAGCCGGTTGACCTCATGGTCAATACCGAGCTTCTGGTTCTTGAGTAATATCAGTGAGCGTTATACTCTATAACGCATCCGGCAACCCCGAGCCGTCGCCCGACATTCAGCGGCGGCTTCGGGCGCTGGACCACCGGCTCTATCTGGAGTTTATGCCGGACTTCAACCGGCATTGGGCGGTCAAGTGTCGCTGGCGGGAGGATGACCGCCGGTGGGAGCGTGTCCGGACGGGGGCGGCTAGTGAGCGGCAAGCGGCTGACATTGTTGGCTGGTTGCCGATAGATTGTTCGGTAGACGAGGCGCCTGCCTATTTGGAGAAGAGCCTCGGCAAGTATAGCCAGACCATGGCGGACCGCGTGCTGTTCGATGTGGAACGCTGGAATGGCAATACGGTGCAGGAAGAGCAGTTGGGTGGCGTATTGCGGGAATTAGCCGATAGCCAGTATGGGACGGGTGATGACCGTGTGACCGGAAATAGGACGCGGCATGTAATCGCGTAAAGGGGGTTGGTGTGGCATCGTTGACGATTAACCAGCTTATCACACAGACCCGCCGCATGATGGATGCCGTGGGGAGCGACCGGTGGTCTGACGAGGAAATCGCCGACACCCTAAGCTATGTGTATGACGCCGAGTGGAGCCGCGTCTTGCAGGCGGCGCCATACTACCGCTTTCAGTCCGTCGCCATCACCACAGCGGCAGATGGTACTTTCCCGCTCGCCTCGTTGAGCACGGGCGCCGGGAACGCACAGAAGAACTTCTTCCGTATCCTGTCGGTGAACGATGGGAATATCGAGTACGTCGAGACGCGCTATCAGGATGTGCCGTTGGGCACCACTAGCTCGTACATGCCGTATCTCCGGAAGATGTACTATCTCGCCGGGACGAACTATCAGATTCTCCCTGCTGGGGCGATGACGCTCAACGTGGTCGTCAACTTTAAGCCGACCAGCTTGCGGGACTTTGTTGACGCCGGGGCCACGGACAAGTGGGACATCCCCATCGACTGGCCCGAAAACAGCGAGCAGTTGCTCGTCTATGAGGCGGCTGGGCGGTCGCTCATGAAGGGCGGCGAGAGCATGCAGGTTGCCAGCACCTTTATCGGCATGGCGAACAACGAGCGGTCGGACTTCCTCGACGAGATTCGCCGCCGGACCATCAACCCGACGCGCATGGCCTATCCGGACCTTGCGTCGGATTGGGGTGGGTGATGCGGGACGCACAGGCCAGCTTTTCCGGAGGGCTAAACACCGTCTCGGATGACATTGCACTTGGCGCCAATCAGGTGCGGTTGGCCCAGAATGCCCGCCTGACGGAGTACGGCGCCATCACCAAGCGGTACGGGAGCGTGCGGCTTGCTACTGCCGCCCTCCCGGCAACGCCGCGCAATGGCGCAAGCTGGTTCAAGGACAACGGGGATGTGCAGGGGCTGGCGGTGGCAGGCACCACCCTCTACACCATCAACATGCTGGCAACCCCGGGGTCTACGGCATGGACAGCCCAGACGGGGACGTTGTCGAGCACGGTGGCGCCGAGCTTTGCCTCTTTTCGCAATACGGCGGGCGATGATGTCGTGTTCATTGCGGAT